TGTTCTGTCACCAGCAATCTTCAACTCACGACCACGGAAAGGTACAATGATTTCAGACATGATAGAACCGGGCAGTTGAGCTGCCCGACACATAAATGAGGTAAGTTCTACATTACCGTTTGCATAACCTGGAAAGTTGATCGTTGCTTTAAATAGATTAGGTCTAGCACCGCCACCTTTCAGTTTTGCTTTGAAGTCATCAACTCCAAGAATAGCCATCTTTTATATCTCCTTAGTTAAGCGGTTTAGAATGACAGACCAACTACTTCTTCAAAGTCCACGCCAGTTCTAACTGCTACAAAGTTCAGTGTGATGTAGTTAATAGAACGTGCTGGTTTAATGAAGATAGTAGCAATGAATTCATTGCGATCAATAATTTCAGGTGTGTTGTTTGTTTCGTCACAAACTACTCTGAAGTCAGTGATACCACGGCGACCTTTTACTTCTCTCAGGAAAGGTTCTACAATGTTTACAAATTCTGCTCTGGTAAATTCATCGTTGAATTCAAACAGTACAGAACGTGCTGCACGGGAGATTGCTCTTTCAAGAGTAAGGAAAAGTCTGCGAACGTTAATTCTGTCAAATGCAGAAGGACGACGCAACATTGTTTTATCACCAAACAGTGTAATACCACCACCTGGAATATTTGCGATTGGGTTTACATTTGCTCTGTAGAGTCTGTCACGTTCTGCCTTTACAGGAGACTGAGCAATATCTACAACACCAAAATACTGACCCCTTCTCAGACCAGCAGGTGAGAACCAAGGAGCAGCATTGAAGTCGGTTTGTGCCATCAGACCAGCAGTAGAAGATGCAGCTGGAATGTAAATGTATTCGTCATTATACTTGTCAAATACTTTTAACCAGTTGTTATCAAGGAAGATATACGAACTGGATGGAAGTCTGTCTGCAAACTCAATAGTGTCAGTTACAGGAGATGTTGTATTAATTACAGCATGCTTTGGTGGAGATGCTACTACGATACAATCTTTACGGGTAAGAGAAGCAATAGAGTGCAAGTCAGTAATGATTGTATCTGCTGCGGTATCTTGTGCTGCATCAGTTCCAGAAGTAACTGCTGGAGCAATCAGGAAGTCTACCTGATATGCGTCTACATCTTCAACCAAATCAAATGCATTTGCATATGCAGAAGCACCCAAAGATTGAGCATTAGCACCATTTGCAAGTCTGATAGTCTTCACTACTTGCTTATCAGTAGCAAGAGCAAAGTCTGTACTTTCATCTGCATCTGTGCCAGCACCTGCTACTCTGTAGTCAGAGTCAATGTTAGCAGCATCAGCAAGCCAAATGTAAGACGATTGATTATTAATTACGTCTGCAATGTAGTTTGTAGAACCATCTGCATTCTTTGCATTAGATGCAAGAGAGACAAATGGGAATGTTTCAAGAACAGTACCTTTAGTTCCTGTAAACTCACCACCTCTATCAACTACAGCTACATGAATTTCATCATTGGTAGCAGTTTTACCTGTTGCAAAAGCAGAAGTTCCTGGTGCAGAGTTAAATTCATTCTTCAATCCCCAACCATCATAGGCAGAATCTGCGCCTGTGTCAAATGGACAGAGTTGAATTTCAAGAGAGTTGCCCAAAGTCCCCGGATACTTTGCCAAGAAACCGTGGAAACCAGATGAAGAATCATCCAGAACAGCACCTCTTCTATTATCAAAGTCATCTTCATTAAGAATAGCAGGTTGATTAGAATCTCTGCTCTCTCCACTAACACCGTTATTAGCAAAACTAGAAACAGTGTCAACATGGTAAGCATTAAGTGCAGTAGAAGTTCCACTGTCTAAAGCACGAATTACTAAAAGTTGATCGGAATATCTTGAGAAATAAGCAGCAGAATGAAAATCTACCGCATTGTTTGTGTCAGGTGAAGCAAATTTTTCTACAAGGTCTGCTTCATTATACACATATGTTGGTACATCAACTGGACCCCAGCGAAAGTTACCTGCAAACACACCCGTCGATGTGCTAACGTTAGGAACGTATCCTGTGAGGTCAATCTCACGGGTTACTACAGCTGGAGACAGTGAAGGCGTGAAAAAAGCCATTTTCGGTCTTCCTTTTTTTCGTTTGAATTAATAATAAGTTACCCATGATAAGTCAGTTTCAAAACACAATAATATTTATAAATATCTGATTTTAGAACATTTCTGTGCTAGTTGATATCCAAACATCACCACCATGCACTTCTGTTTCTTCTTTTTCTAGTCCATCATCAATAATTCCTACAGGCACAATTTCATCTTCAATTGCTTTCATCTTCTCTTCATATAGCAATTGTTTCATTGTTACATCAGTTTGATTAACAAATGCTTCACTGCCAACATACCATGCAAACATAACCAAGTTCATAACCAAGTCATCATGGTTACCATCAGATGCTTCAAAGGAATCACGCCTTGCTTCAAAAGTAGAACACTCACTAATCGTATCTAAGTCAACAATATGCAGCCGTTTTTCTTCAATCAAGTCCTTGAGGTTAGAACAACCAATACGCTTTACTTTTCTATTCATAGTCATACCAATAGCACCAGCTTTAATCATAGACTCTACATGCATATTCTCATATTCAATATCATAGTAAAGACCATTAGCAACTACAGAACCTGCATCATTTGATTCAATAATTACATATGCTTCATTATACCTCTTTGCCCATTTATGAATAATATCTGGGAAAAGAATAGGTGAAATCATATTACTTCTATAACAAGTTACTTGTTTAAATGGAGTAGTTGATATATCAATAATATTAAATGTAGAATAGTCTTGACCACGGCCTTTAGCAACATCTACAGTCATAATATAATCATGGTTTGCTTTTGGTTCTTCATAGACTTTTACATTATCAAGGTCAGCAATAGGATTTACTGCTTTCATATTCATGAGTGCATCAGCAGAGATAAGAGTATTACCTGTACCGAAAAAAGTATTACCAAATTCTTGTTGGAACTGTAGTTCTGAAGTATTTGAGATAGTTTGTTTCTTCCACTCTTCATCACGCCCTGGAACGTCCCACCAGTCTACTCTGAAGGGTTTAAATTCATTTGTTGACTGAACTGCACCTTCATAAATTTTATGAAAAGTATTACCAATACCATTAGCAGTAGAAGTAATAATCACCCTAGAAGTTTTACCAGATGAAATAACAGGATAGGTAGAGGTATAGAATGTTGCTGCATCTTCTACAAATGCAAACTCATCTAGAAACAGTAGGTTTACTGCAAGACCACGAATAGAAGAACCAGAAGTTGCTGCTGCCATAATTCTAGAGTTATTACTAAATTCAATAGAACCTTTGTTGAGTGCCTTAGTTCCAGGTTGCAGAAAGAACGGAACATTCTCAAGTGCTAGTGTAATACGAGAAAGCATCTCTCTTGCTGTAGCACCTTTGTTTGCCAGCACAGCAATAGTCTGATCTGGATTGAATAATGCATACCAAAGAATATACATACACGAACTAATAGACTTGCCAGACTGCCTACAGGCCAATACAATAGAGAATCTGTTTTCTTGAAAGTGTTTGAACATTTCTTTTTGGTAAGGATACATCTTAAAAGGTGTTAGACCTTTATCAAGGTTGATTACCTTACCATAGTTCTCTGCAAAGTATACAGGGTCTTGCATACATCTTTGGTATTCAACAATGTCTTCTTTAGTCCATCCCTGTTCAACACCATCCTTTTTCACTTGGCTGTTACCAAGGTAGGTTTGTTTATCATTCATTTTTTATAAATCTTTTTGCTAGTTTATGGAGTGCATAGAACCAAATCCCGTTAATGATGGGTTCTACAATTGCATCAATAGCCGCTAACTCCATAGCTGCACCTGTAATCAACCAGTTGCAGATTGTGGCAATAAAGATATGCCCAATAGTATAAATGATTGCTAATGCAATACTAGACTCGCCAATGAGTCTTTTAAGGAGTTTGAATATCCCCTTGGTCAGTTCTGTCATAATCATGGTCAATCACCTTTTCTCCATCTCCACGCAGCATTTTCTGTAACTCTGCTGTGGAACCTACAAATACATTCTGTGTAAGAGACTTTTGTTCCTCTGGCGCACCTTTGGCTTGAGTTACATTAATCTCTTGATTCTTTTTATGCATTGCCAATAAAGCATGTGCATTTTCTGATTGTTGCTTAATCATACCAGTCAAGACTTCAATAGCCCGAGGATGTTCCATTTCATCAGCATCC